GGGGACAGATTGTCTCCAAATGCTTTACCAAATGAAATAGCACTGGCACTAAGTGCCTGATATAACTAACGAATTCTTTACGTGCATCGAGCAGATAACAGTTCGAATCCTCTCGGGCGCGCCATTATTCGATAGGTAATATCATAGGCTGCATCTGTTTTTCTTACAGGTGTGGCCTTACTTTGGCTAATGATTAACAGTACTGTAACTAATTCAGTACATATATAGGGGGACAAAAGGCAGGACAAATGGGGCCAAATGATGGCTCAGAGCAAAGGTTGCACTATGGCCGAGAGGCCAGCGCGAGGTACTTGCGTGGGTGCATTGTTTCAGTAACGAAAGTAAATAAATTGAGGTAGACGAATGTCTAACATTATTACAGGTGACTTGTTGATGGATGCCCAACTTCTTATTGAGAAGCGAATGAGGGATGCTGGTGTTGAAAGAAGTGCCAACCAGTTGGGCAAGCAGAAGGCTCAAAGAGGGGAGAGTGGGACCCAATATGGACAGGCTATGTTGACGCATGGACTAGCCAAGTTTGCTGCAGGTATCAGTGAGGAAATGGAAGCACCAGTGGGTCGAGGTGGACGGGCTGGTTCAGCTAGAAAATTACTGGCTGGTGGTGATGCTAATGTGATTGCGTTTGTGTTTATGAAATTTATTATCAACGGAATATCAATCAAGTATGGGACCCTGCAAAGCATCGTAAAGAAAGCTGCTGAACAGGTGGAGGATGAGTTCAGATTGGCTGACCTGCGTAAGCAAGATGCCAAGCTTTGGAAACGCTTAGTCGATGCCTCTACTAGAAAAGAGGGACACTGGAAACGAACAGTAATCATCAACGCAATGAATGATGAGACTGCCAAAGGGACGATTGAAAATTGGGAGCAATGGACACAAGCACAGCTAATGGCTCTTGGTTCTAAGTTGCTGACCATCTTGATTGATACTGTCGGGTTAGTTCAAATAACAACAGAGTCTAAGGGGAAAAACAACACAGTCAAAAGGCTGGTTGCTACCCCTGAGACATTGGCATGGATTGATGAGAGAAGTTCTCGCATTGGACTAACTGCACCTCAGTACAAACCTCTGGTTATTCAGCCTCGGGATTGGACTTATGACAACCTCAATGGTGGCATCTACTACTCACACTTTTGTAGACCTGTGAGGTTTGTGAAGACCAACAACAACAACTACATGTATGAGCTAAAAAGCAGTGAGATTGATGTCATTCTTCATGGTGTTAATGCTATGCAGAAGACTGCTTGGTCTGTCAACACAGACATACTAAACCTCATCAATGAGATGTTTGAACTGGGTGTTGAGTGGTGTCCGAGCATACCACCTAGATGGAATGAGCCTGAGATTAACTCTGATGATTTACAATTAGAAACCAAGCAGCAATGGGCAGCATTCTATAAGGAAAAGAATCGAATCGAGGCTAGCAATCGAGAGTCCGCAGCCAAGCGCATATCATTCAACTCAACTATGGAAGCAGCCGAAGAATTCTCAGAGTTCGATGAGTTCTTCTTTGGATATAACCTAGATTTCAGGGGTCGTATCTATGCAGTTTCTGCATACAATGGGATGGGACCCGATGAGATGAAGGCCACCTTAAAGTTTGCTAACGGCAAGCCATTGGGCGAGTCAGGTTGGAAGTGGCTAGCCATTCACCTTGCCAACTGTGGTGACTTTGATAAGATTTCAAAGGACACTCTGGAGGCGAGGGTGCAGTGGGTCATGGACAATGAGGATTGGATTCTTCAATGTGTTGATAAGCCATTTGAGAATCGCAAGTGGTGTGATGCTGACAAGCCATTGCAGTTCATGGCTGCTGCTATGGAGTGGAAGGGATTCCTTGAGCAGGGTGATGAGTTTGTGTCCAGCATCCCTATCGCCCTCGATGGTTCTGCGTCAGGCCTGCAACATCTGAGCATGGCTACCCTATGCACAAGCACAGCCCGTAACGTAAACATCCTACCTAACGAGAAGCCGATTGACCTCTACCAGATTGTCGCTGACAAGGTGGTGACTCAGCTACGCAAGGACTCTGATAAACCACACGACCACTGGGGTCCAGACATCTTCAACAACATGGGAGTGAGGGTCCCAAATTACACTGAGCTTGCGCTTGAGTGGTTGAAATATGGGTTTGGCAGGGCATGTGCCAAGCGTTCTGTTATGACCTATAGTTATGGCTCAAAACAATATGGTTTTAAGAATCAAATACAGGAGGACATCATGCATCCACTGCTCCGTGAGTGTAACAAGACGGGTGCAGATTTCCCGTTCAGTTATGACAACGGGTATCGTGCATCATCATACATAGCAAGGCTGCTTTGGGATGCTGTTGTAGATTCTGTTAAGCGTCCAGCGCAGTTGATGGATTGGCTCACTGATGCAGCCAGTAAGGTTGCCAAGGAGAAGTTTGAAATGCCAGACGGGACCATGCATGCCATGCCTGTCAGGTGGACCACACCTCTTGGCTTCCCTGTTATGCAGTCTTATTACGACACCAACCCAAGGCGCGTTAAGACTAGCATTAATGGAAGCTTAATTTACCTCACTCTCAAGGAGCAGACCGACCAGATATGCACTCGCAAATCTGCACAAGCTATGGCCCCCAACACAGTCCACAGTTGGGATGCCTCGCACCTTGTGCTATCAGTGTCCAGAGCAGCAGAGTCTGGCATCACCAGCTTCTCTCAAATCCATGACTCATTTGCGACAGTCGCTGGTGACACGGATGAGTATTGGCACATAATCAGGGAGAGTATGGTTGAGATGTATGAGGCTGGTGACATTGTCCACAACCTTTACTTGGAGCTACGCGCTCAGATGAAACCTGAGAATCGTGATGACATTCCACTGCCACCGAACAAGGGTACGCTGGACCTAGCTCAGACAGTAGAGTCTCGTTATTCTTTTGCCTAATACTTACAGTACTGTATTAGTTACTTAGCAAAGGTTGCACTATCACGGAGATGAATCCGTAAGAAGCTAAATAGCTAACAGCCCCTCTTAAAACAGGGGCTTTTTTATGGAGGTCACAAATGACTTACGAACAAATGAAAGCAGCATTGCTAATTATGAGTGGTGAGCCATTGCCTGTGGACCTGACTGCTGCATTAGCAGAGCAGGGAATTTTAATAGACGAGTTCATCAAGAACTTTTCAAAACTTAAGCGTTAATACGCACCTGACAACTAGGAATTATTTATGTCACAAAAATTACCAACAATCGTCACCCCTGAAGGCCGCACTGAATGGCTTAAGGCGTTCACCCCCGATTATAAGTTCAACGAATTGGGGGAGTATGGCTGCACACTAATCATTGAGAACGCAGCAGCACTACCCTTGATGTCAACATTGGATGAGTTCATGACGACATCAATTGCTAACGCTATGGATGAGACAGGCAAGTCTAAGGACAAGATTAAAACCAACCCACCCTACTCTATTGATGATGAGACAGGTGATGTGTCGTTCAAGTTTAAGCTTAAGGCAAAAGTGCAGGGTCGCAATGGTGACTTTGAACAAAAGCCTTTGGTCATTGATGCACGTAAGGTCCCCGTTACTGATGAGGTCCCAACATGGAATGGCAGTCGTGTCCGTATCGGGTTCCAGCCTGTTACTTATTACACGGGTTTGGTTGGCGCAGGTGTGTCACTGCGTATGAAGATTGTCCAGTTGATTGAAGCACTGGATGGTGGCGGTGGTTCAGGAGCAGCGTCTGGATTTGATGTCGAAGATGGCTTTGAGTTTACACCTACAGCACCTGTAGTTGCACAAGCAGAGGCGAGTGAAGACTTTGACGACATCCCCTTCTAAAGACTATTTCGTAGGTCTTAAGTATGGGTTCCGTTCAGGACTTGAGAAGAGAGTTGCTGATGAGCTTAACAGCCAAGGCATCTCGTTCTCTTATGAGGAAATGAAAATCGAATACACACGACCAGCGAGACAGTCTAAGTACACGCCTGACTTTGTCTTAACCAATAGCGGAATCATTGTGGAAACAAAGGGCCGCTTTATGACAGACGATAGAGCCAAACACTTACTGCTAAAAGCAGAGCATCCACATCTGGATATACGCTTTGTGTTTAGCAATCCGAAACAACGAATCTCTAAATCTTCAAAGACTACATATTCAATGTGGTGTGAGAAGCACGGATTCA